TTAGCCTGTGGGAAAAAGCCGGGGAGCTGCTTGGCGTAAAGAAGTATGCTGAAGGAGGTGTGGTTGGAAATCCAAGATATAGCCCAAATCCGCTCCAAAACAATGAGGACTTAAACTATATCAACGAAACACTTTCAAAGGCACCACGGGGCAATAATGAGTTATCAGAGGGTGATATTGAAGACATACCTCAGAACGAACCGGTTTCCGTATTAGCCAGGGAAGATAAGGAAGAAAGAAGCACTGAAGTTAATGTAACAGTGCAAGTCAACCCGACATTCCAGGTAAACGGAAGCAGCGGGAAGGAAGAGGATATTATCAGGATCATTAAAGCCAACATGAAAGAGTTGGCAGATGAAATAGGTGGAGAATTGGCAGAGAGACTAGAGATGGTGTTCTCAAATATGCCGGTAAGGGAGGCGTAAGGCATGGATATATATTTGAGCGAAGTTGCGAATAAAAGTTCTGACTTTACGTTTCCGGCTCTGCCGGAGAAAATTAAGACGAAGTTCGGAACCAGATATCAGACCTATGAAATTATTGGGAAGGGAACTGTAAAAATACCGAAAGGTCTGGAAGCTGATACGATTTCCTGGGATGGAATCTTTTACGGAAAATCCAAAAGAAGAGAAGTCATGATTCGTGAGTGGACAGCACCATCGCAGTGCATAAACACATTGCGGAGATGGATGAAAAACGGAACGGTACTCCGGCTTCTGGTGACAGGCACAACCATAAACTATGATGTTACGATCAGTGAATTTGAACCGGATGAAGTCGGAGCCTATGGGAACATAGAGTATTCAATCTCCTTTGTTATCAACAAAGAACTGAAGGTATACACCACATCAGAATTGAAGATTGCTGCCTTTGTAAAGAAAACGGTTCCCAGACCGACACCGGCACCTTCATCGAGCCGGTCCTATACAGTTGTAAGCGGAGATAACCTGTGGGCGATTGCCAGAAAGTTTTATGGAGGAAGTGGCTCTGACTGGAAAAAGATTTACGATGCTAACCAGACAGTCATAGAATCTACGGCAAGAAAATACGGGAAAGCGAACAGTAATAATGGATGGTGGATATATCCGGGAACCGTATTCACTATTCCGTAGGAGGTGCAAGATGATTGATGTATCAAAAATTAAGTACCGCCTTACGATTATGACCGAAAATAAAAAGCAATATAACATCAAAGATTTTGTAGAAAACCTGGGGTGGGAGGAGAATGACGGTGAATTAGCTGTCAGAATTTCCTTCACAGCCAAGAATGAAAAAACAAGTGCCGGCCTCATATCATCTCTGGCAAAACCGGGATGTTTGGTCGGTATTTTCGCTGAACACGGCTCTACCAATGAGGAAGTTGCAAGAGGATATATCACTGAATGGAAACCAACAGTATCCGGAAGCAAGGATAAGTTCGATGTTGTGTGCTATGACGAACTGTATAATTTGCAGGAAAGCCAAGACTACATTTACTATTCTTCCGGAATCGGAACGAAGTTAGCGATTACCAAGATATTTGATGACTGGCAAATTCCTATGGAGAAGTACCAGGGGCCAGATGTAACACATGGAAAGTTAGCATACAAGACGGAAATGCTCTCAGAGGTGTTGCTGAATATCTTGGATGATGCGAAGAAAAAGGGCGGCGGGGAAGCTATGATCCGTGCGGCAAAAGGAAAAGTAAGCGTCCTGGAATGGGGAAGTAACAAGACGGTCTACCATTTTGAGGCAGACAATACAAAGATGGCATCCCACAAAATGAGTACCAGTGGAATGATAACCAGGGTTAAGGTAATCGGGCAAGAAGATGACGATGGGCGTTCCAGCGTGGAAGCACTTGTGAACGGGCTTACAAAGTATGGAATCCGCCAAAAGATATACGTCCGTGGCAAAGATGACAGCGTAAGTGATGCTCAATCGGCAGCACAAGACATCATTGACGAAAAAGGTCAGGTGAAAGAAGAAATTACGGTCCAGGCTCCGGACATTCCTTTTATCCGGAAAGGAGATTTGGTCCACGTTACGGTAGGAACCCTGAAAGACTATTATTTTGTGAAAGGGATTCGCCATGATGCAGATACCGGATCAATGACGATGGACCTGAAAAAAGCGGTTACACAGACAGTTAAGAATAACCAGACCACTAAAAAATCATACAACGTGGGAGACGTTGTGAATTTCAAGGGCGGTACACATTATGTATCAAGCTATCCTGGTTCCCAGGGATACAACGCACGGGCAGGAAAAGCCAAGATAACAATTAAAAACGGTTCCGGAAAAGCGCACCCGTGGCATCTCATTCACACGGACAGCGGAAGTAATGTATACGGTTGGGTTGATGACGGAACATTTGAATAGAAAGAAGGTGGAACACATGCCGTATCAAGGAAACCCAGGCACAAGCAAGCTGGGGAAAATCCTGTCTGATAGAATGGCAAAGCAGAATGCTTCTCCGCTTATCCTGGATTTTGGAAGCATTGAAGCAGATTACAGCCTGAAGACGAATACGTTTCCGGTTCCTATCCCACGTTCTGACTACACTGTTTGCAGGCATGTGGGAGGTCTTGTTTTAGGAACCACCGGGGGAGAGCATGGAGGCCATAACTCAGGAAATGGCGCACATAGCCACGGTGTACCAGTTCCGGCAATTAAGCCAGGAGACAGAGTTTTAGTTGCCTGGATTCAGAACGATGCTACAGTCATTGATGTGATTGTTCCTGCAAGTTCGATATAGGGAGGTGCAGCATGAGTGAAAACGCCTTGTTTCCGGTAGTTGAAGTTCCGGAATTGATAGAAGAGTCAGAGCGGTACGATGAAAAGTATAAACCGAGTGTAGCTTGGGATTTGGAAAAAGGAGATTTTGTCAGAACTGGTGCAAATCAGTTGGTGGCATGTGACGGAAGAGAAGCATACCGGGTGTGGTGCGTAAAGAATGCATTGACAGAACGCTACACCTGCATGGCTTATCCGGATTCCATAGGCACTGAAATGGAATCCGCATTAAAAGAGAAAAGCAATGGTGCAGTGGAATCCGCAGTGGAAAGAACCATAACGGAAGCACTGCTCGTCAATCCTCGTACAGAATATGTGCGGGGATTTTCCTTTACCTGGAACGGCGATGAACTGCATTGCAGTTTCAAGGTAAAGGGTATTGATTGGGAAGAGTTCCCTTTGGCAGTAACCATAGGAAAAAGTGAAAAATCGAGCAGGAGGTGAGTTAGATGGCATTTGAGATACCAGATTTTGTTCCGCCAGAATTTGTCTCGGACAGCAATCCGGAAGATATCCAGGAAAGGATGATGACCAGTCTCCCGGCAGATATTGATGATATGCCCGGCGGCTTTCCATACGACTTCACAATGCCAACGGCTCTGGAAAAGTCCGAATTGATACAGTTTCATCTCGTCAGGACGATTATGCTCATGTTCCCTATGTGGTCGTGGGGGGAGTGGCTGGACCTTCACGGGAAACAGAAGGGAGTTGTCAGGAAAGAAGCAAATCCGGCAAGTGGATATGTGACAATCGAAGGAATACCGCAAACCAGGATTGCTGCTGGTTTTATTGTTTGTACGCCAGCAACCGATGTTGGTTCATCTATTGAGTACAGGCTGGATGATGAGGTGACAATACCGGCAGAAGGCAAGGTTACGGTTTCTGTGACAGCGTTGTATGGCGGAATCGGCTCCAACACAAAAGCCGGAACGGTAAATCTCATGTCAAAACCGATAGAGGGAATCACCAAACTGTACAACGAAGACGATATTACCGGAGGTACGAATGAAGAGGAAGACAAAGCCCTTCTCGAACGAATCATGGAAAAGTATGAATCCGAGGGGGCCTCCTTTATCGGAAATGATGCAGATTATAAAAGATGGTCCAAAGAAGTGACCGGAATCGGGGATTGTATCGTGGTTCCCACCTGGAACGGGCCGGGTACGGTAAAACTGGTTCTGGTGGATTCCAATGGCAGGCCAGCAAATGATAAGCTGGTGCAGGCAGTGTACGATCACATCATATCTCCGAATGACCGGGAAAAGCGGCTGATGCCTACTGGAAGTGCTAATTTGACGGTTGTGGCGGCTGATACAAAGCTGATTAGTTATTCCTGCACGAAGCTGTCTTATGACAGCAGCACCAATATGGAGCAGATAATCGAGGATTTCAAAACAGCCGTGATGAAATATTACACGGAAGCGAAAGCAGGGAACATTGTCAGGTACAATAAAATCCATGCGATTCTTACGAATCTGCCAGGGGTTCTTGACTTCGAGGATTTGAAGCTGAATGGGGAGGAAAAGAATCTCTCTCTCGACCAGGATGAATACCCCGGAACCAATGAAGTGCTGTTCGAGTAGAGAGGGGGATTGTTATGAATTTGGAGAATTTCCCTTCAAGCGAGACTGGAAA